CAAAGAGACGTTTATCCGTCGGTATTGGTGGACCGCCGAAACAACTGTGAGGCAGAGAAGCGCGATGGTAGTGGCCGCCCTGCCTTTCCTGGGGCACCGGTCATGGAAGACCGGGAGAGTTGGGAAGCCGACTAGCACTTTCTATTCCTGGCGGGGGGAGATATACGAAAAGCTCGGGGAATTGATGGGATACTGGACGGAAAAAGCCGGGGATTAACCCGGCTTACGCGCCACTATTCTTCTCGCATTTTTTCTATAAGAATTCTTATTTCCGAGTCTTCTGCCTCGGTAACATAGTACGTATGTTTTTTGCGCCCGGTGGGAGGTCGGCCAGCGCCCTCTCGTTTCCCGCCCCAACTCTTGGGGCCTGAAAAATACGTATATCCTGCCATGATGTGGAATAACCGGTTATCCAGGGGAATCTTCTCTGTCTCGAACATGCTATGCGTTTCCATAAACTTAGAAACGACCAAATCCGTTACGGCGGTAAAGGCGTCCAGGTCTTTTAGTTTCTCCATTGTACGCCCCCAATGTTTCTGTATCCCGGAGCGAATATAATCCCGATCTAAAAATATTTTCTCAAATTGATTTATACCTTTTTCGCTCTCCTTGGCTTTTACGATTCTGCCAAGAACGCCAAGCCAGAACAGGCATTCATTTTTGCCGTACTGAGCAGCAAACTCCTGCGCTTCTTCT